TGACTGCCGTCTTGCTATTATTTATAACAGATGGCTCGATGTTCTGAATCATCTTGATCGCATTACCCACCATGTAGTCAACCAGAGAGGTAACTTTCTGTCCATTGATCCATACCGTTGGTAAATCGCAATCGTTCTGGTCTTGGGTGGTGTAATAGTAATCCTTATTGTATTGGCGCCCTAAGTAGTAGGTGAACATTCTCACCACCTCATCGATAGGGTTTTCTAAATCGTTTGTCTTTCTAACTCGAGAAATTCTATCGTATCTCTTGTTGAAGTGAGACATGATGAATTGAATATTCTTCTTAAACCAGATTTTGTCTTTTGCGCTTTCCGCTACAAATTGGTTAGGTTGATCCGTTATAGTGAATGCCATTTATTACAAATTTATGCAATTTTACTTGGATTTCACAATTTTATTGTCTAAGATACTTTTTATCTCTAGACTTATATGTCTAGACTTATATCTCTAGAGCCCTTAATGTATTTGCTTAGCAGGAGGAGATAGTGAGTGAATTCCCAACTTAAAAGTCAGGTCATCACCCCCTCTAAAAATAGACTTGCTTGAGCTATCTAGAGAACCGTAGTCAAGCATATAGGTGCTACGATATGGACTCAACTTTCAAGGGCTATACCCCCCGCCTATCATACACCTCAGTCCTTAGTGCCGGTGTTGCTCCTGGGATAGGTCCCACCGGAAGAAGCGAACTTAAAAAACGCTGTCGTCAAATACATCTGTATCCCCGACCATTCTCAAAGGGGGAGTAAAAAAATAAAGGGCTCCCCGGTTGACCGCTAGTTGTAACACCAGCCCGAGAAACCCAAAATAAAGGTCTTTTAAGATGATGTTACTAATAGCGGTCGAGTACAAAGTAAATACATTTATTCCTCAAAATCAAGTATATAATGCCTAGGAACCAATTTTTTTATATAAAATTCGATAAATTCATGCCCCTTGGCTACAATTTGCTTCTCAACGATGAGGCGAAAGATGTATTTATCATTGAAATCATACTTCTTCTGCAAGATATCGACAAAGGGTTTTACCACATTATCGACATCGCTCGCCATATTGGCTAGACCAACCACCATGGAAACTTCCAAGGGTTCTGCAATCCACTTTAATTTATATGCCGGCAGTTTAAGTAAGACCTCCTTCTCGTATTCTTTATACAAGGGGGATTTAAACTTACGTCCTTGCCATGCCTGATTAACCGATAAGGGTTTTATCTGGACTCTATTTGAAAAGAGCAGGATACTGCGCTTTGATTGTTCCTTCATGTGCTTGTAAATCTGTGTAAAGTAATAATTCTGATGGCATACCAAAGTAAGCGGCTACCCATAAGATGCATTTAAAATTTGTTAGGCGACCTTCTGTGAATGTATGGAGCAAGGTACTATCTGTTCTGACCCCCATATAATCGGTCAAATTATCTAATGTGATAAAGCTCTTGTGGATTCGATTCAAGAAACGAATATTGGCTAAGAACCTCTCGCTAATCTCCCTTTCTTGTTTGTCAACTAGAGCAGAGTAGTACTTATGTCGCAGTTTAGCGAGCATATGTTCCTCCACATAGGGGCTCAGACCCTTTTTCTTAATATTAACCCGCTCCTGTTCAAACTCATCTACGGTCATATCTGTATAGAAGAGGTAAAGTGCTCCATATACTTCTCGTTCTCTTGAATGCATTTCATCACCTCACGCATGACGATGATTAATTTCTGCTGATCAATAAGAGATTTACCGTTAAGGATATTGTACACATCGTACTTCTCAATTCCAAAGGGGGAGGTACGCTCAACTATACGAGCCATATCCCCTCTACGCAATTTGCCCTTGAGCTCTAGTATTTTATTTTTTAATTCTGTATTCATAATAATATACAATTTTAATATTTTTTTTTGGTATTTCCAAATTTCGTTGTATATTCGCTCCACAATAGTTATGGCTTTAAAAGAAAAAACAACCCCAGTAGTGTATCTTACCATCAGAGAAGGTAAGATTGCAAAGAAAGAAGGAGACAGTTATGTCTTATTTGACTCAGTAGAAGGTTACATCCGTGGTATCAGTACAAGAGAACACAAGTATGGAACAGATTTGTGCATCACTCTAGAAGATGACCAGATGTATCAATTGCAAATTAAAATGAAGGGTGAGGAACCTACAAGCAAGCAAACAGCTTACTTTATTGCCTTTGCACATTGTTGCCCAGCAATTGATCCTAACCAAAGAGTAGAGTTCATTCCAAATTTGAAAATCGTGGACGATAAAAAGAGATCCGCCTTATTCTTGAAACAGAATGGAGAGACTATGAAGTGGGCTTACAAAGTAGGTCAAGATGGAGTCCCTGCTCCAGAAGAATTGAAAAATAAAAAAGGGGAAGTAATCTCTACAGATTGGTCAGAGGTTGAGGCTTACAGAGTTGATCAGGTTAACTTATTCAGCAAGAATTTAGCTCCGGCCGTACCCCGTGATATCATTAATGATTATGGAGTAAATCCTTACTCTGAGTCAATGAATGATGGCGATGATCTTCCGTTTTAATTATGGATAGGACATTATACGCTGATGGTTTCGAAGAGGCCATTGTAGGAATAGATTATCTATGTACTCCGCCAAGGGTAATATACGATAAGAATAAGATGGTAGAAATTCTAATGGAAACTGATGATATGACATTAGATGATGCTATTGAATACTTAGAGTATAATGTCTTTTGCGCTTATGTAGGTGAGGGAACTCCGATCTATGCTCATATTGGGACTAGACAAGAAATCCAAGATCTAATAGATGAATACGATTTATGTCCAGAGGAGTAAGTAATATGTCTCTAAGTAGTAAGATAGGAAAAACGATTGAACCTGCTCATATGAAACACTATGGGCAGGAACAGCGGTCTATAATTCGGCAGTCTTCGTTAAAAAGTGCCGTAAATATAATCTCCTCAATGAATCTAGAAGGTAAGAGTCTAGACGAAGTTAAAGAGATGACGTTTCACCTTGCAACACAATTTGAGGAATGGGTCTTGAGATAGTCCAAATCAATAAGGACAAGGCTTATGATGAGTGGTTGCAATTCCGCTCACGTGGTCTTGGGGCCTCAGAGATTGGTACCTTGATGGGTGTTAACTCCTGGAAAAGTCCTGCGGAGCTCTACTACCAGAAGATTGGTTTGATCCCTCAGAAGGTGGAGCCAAATATTCCTATGTTTATGGGAACCATTTTGGAAAAGACTGTTGCTGAGATATTTGAGTATTGGGATGGCGATGATGCATCTATGCTTCGTAATTATGAAAGTCAGACTAAGGTCCGTACTCTGTACGAGCCAGTTGGGTATGTTGTGAATCCCGATTATCCTCACCTCTTTTTCTCGCCTGACCGCTTACAAATCAAAACAAAAAACTTAAGAATAAGAGATGGTAGAATTAACTTGGAAAATGTGGAAGCTATTATTGAGATTAAGACGATTAGTGGATGGAGTAGCAAGCAGTGGGAGGGCGGCATTCCACCGTCTTACTACCTGCAACTACAGACGTATCTTATGGGTCTTGCACTTGATACCGGCTATTTGGTTTCTCTTGAGGATGGGAGAAATCTAAAGGTTCACAAGTTCGATCGGGACTCAGAAATGATTGAAATGATTGCACGTATGACTCTAGAGTTCTGGACACGTGTTGAGGCAGGTCGATTAGCATTAGAATTAGGAGAGGACTACGACCAATACGCTCCTCCGCCAGATGGTACAGAAGCCTATTCGGAATTCTTAAATAAGAAGTTCGCCAATCCTGAGGAGAATACGATTGTGTCTACTCCAGAGATTGATGAGTTTATACTCCAATACAAAGTTAAAAACTCTGAGATATCTATTCTAGATGATGAGAAGAGAGAAGCAGCTAATTTCATTAAGAATTATATGGGTAATAATACGACTATACAATCTGAGGAGGGTAAGGTAACTTGGAGACCGAACAACAAAGGAACTAGAATTTTCAGAGTTGGATGAGGAAAAAGGATATCGAATGGTATCAGGCTATGTGGGAGTCACGTCCACACAAATGCCAGGAGTGTGGTATACATCTACAACACTTCAGTCCGATGTACATCTCGCATATCATTACCAAAGGAAGTTATCCGAGTCTGAGGAATCATCCCGAAAACTTTATGATTTATTGTTCGCAATGTCATCAATTATGGGAATTTGGCAAGAGGACGGAGATGAAGACATATTCGGAAGCGATGGAGATTGCTAATAGATTAAAAAGAGAATATCATGAAAAACAAAAGCCCTAAGATAGACGGCAAGCAGTATTTGCGGTATATGAAGACGTACCTATGGGCATTGCGCCATAGCAAGGAACAACTTATGCAAGTTGTCGCTGGTAAGCATATGGATAATTATCCAGTCTCTGCACTTAGCCTAGATCAAGCAATCACAGATATGGAAGCAGATAGTGAGCTACGTCAAACGGGTCTCAGCATAACCGATATGTATGCTATTAAAGAAGCACTAGATTTAATTGATAAGAATGACACCGAAACAACAAGCACAACAGATGGAAATGGACATCAAGAAGATGAAGTTCCAGATGGACACCTTCCGATACAGGCAGATAGCAAAATACTCGATCAGCCTGTTAAAGAAAGAGCTACACGAAGTAGAAAAAGTAACAAGAGTAAACATGACGGAAATGATCCGTTATTGGGATGAAGTAGAAAATAATTTACCATGAAAAACTATATATTAAGAGGTCAGCGAGTTCTTTTGAGTTTGCCTGAGATTAAGAAATCTACGATTGAGGTAGATGAGAAATTGCAAAAGGAGTTAATGGAAAAGGAGATGAAGAAATGGCATAACCTTACGGTTCTAGCTGTGGGAGACGAGGTTGTGGGAATAGAACCCGGCAATGGAGTCTATGTCAATCCTATCTTCTTGCAGAACGCAGAGAGAATAGAAATAGATGGAGCAGATCGTTTGATTGTGCGCCAGTCTGATATATCTATCGTTTGGTTTTAAACAAAAAAATATGGAAACAAATACAGCAAAACAGATCATCGCAGAGGCGTTGAACATCGCCATCTCAAAGGGGTGCTTCGGATTGGTAGAAGTACAGAACATCGTTAAGGCCCTAGAGGTTATTAATGAACAGCCCGAATTTCAGTTTGAGAAAGAGGTAGATTAAATCTATCTTTGTACTGAACCCCCTAAAAGTCCCCACCTGCATACCGTAAGATCTGCTCGTGGGGCTTTTTCTTTTAAATGGGCCTCAGACTTACGCCCAAGGAAGAGGAGTAATCTCTGGAGATACAGGAGGATTCTTTTGAGACTCAATCTGTCCCTCGATACAAGCAGTAATGGACAAAACTCCGTTTTCTCCCAATTCAGATTGAATCCATCCAAGGACAATTTCCTCAGTCAGATCTGCATAAGGTACAAAGGAAGTAACGCTCGCAGTTGAGAATTGAGCAGTATTGGATAGAGATGAGGTAAACTCACCGTCCACACCAGTCACATCATAAGCAGCGATCACAACGTAATCCTGCTGTCCATCTATGGTTTTAGTCCATAGATTCTTAATTTTCCAAGTATAATTTATCATAGTTTTATATTGTTTTTATCGTATAAGTAAGCCCATTGCAATATGATTTGAACATAATTCATAGGTGCAGGATATTTGTATGTTTTATCGCCAACAGGAAATTCAATGAATTTTATTTCATATGAACCCAATAGTTTTTCTTGACCTGTTGTCTGTAACATAGTATTGCGAATTTAGTTAATTTTATGCTAAAAGTATCTTTCTTGCTACTCCGTTGATTACTACGTTCCAAACGTTTGTAGAGGTATTGGCTTCGGCAGTAACAGAACCTGCGGGATAAGCAACCGAACCCGCTACAAATTGATTTGAAGCGGTTGCAGTTGCCGCACGTCCTAAAATAATATTTGCGCTGAAATCTCCGCTTACAGTTCCATAACCCAATGCGCAGTTACTATTGCCCGTTGTATTTCCTCTTAATGCAAAAGCACCAACCGCAGTATTTTGATTTCCATCAGTATTTAATAGCAAACATTCATAACCAACGGCAACTTGAGAACCTCCCCCTGCATTTGTAAATAACGCTTTCCATCCAATTGAAGTGTTTGAACCACCACCACCCGAATTATTATAATTGGCTTGGAATCCTACTGCGGTATTTTGTGATGAATTGCTATTGTATAACGCTTGATAACCTACTGCGGTACTTTCAGAAGCCGTTGTATTGGTTCTTAATGCAGTATAACCCAATGCGGTGTTACTTGTCCCACTCGTATTACTATACCCTGCTTGATATCCTACTGCCGTATTGTTGGAAACTTGGTTTTGAAACAAAGCGTTAGTTCCAATGGCAGTATTGTTTGAACCTGTTGAGTTAACAATTAAAGTTTGCGTACCCATAGCAACGTTATTTGCACCTGCGGTGTTGCTAATTGCTGTTTCCCATCCAACAAACGTATTTCCCGTTCCTATTGTATTTGCACGACCTGCTTTGTTTCCTATTGCAACAAATTGTTGACCTGTAGTATTACTATACCCTGCTTGATACCCTACTGCGGTGTTGTTTGAGGCGGTGTTGGAATCTAACGCTTGACTTCCGATAGCAGTATTAAAACTCCCTGTTACGTTTTGGCGTAAAGCAAAATAACCTAATGAAGTATTTTCTTGTGCACTTGTGTTATTTAAAGACGATTGATGACCTACTGCTACATTTCTTTGTCCAGTATTGTTACGTAAAGAATCTTCACCAACTGACACGTTAGAACTATTACTGATACCGCTTCTTTGAGAATTAACACCAATAGCGATATTGCTTGCACCTACACCACCGCCTCTTGCTGCACTTATTCCAATCGCTATGTTGTTATTTCCTGTTACACTACCAAAAGTATTTCCGTTTAACGTTTCAAGTCCAATACCTATGTTTTGACTACCTGTGGTAATACCGCCTCCTGAGCCATAACCCAATCCAACGTTATTTGAACCCGTAGTATTTCCGCCTAAAGATTGATAACCAACTGCGGTATTTCCAGAAGCGGTTGTTGCACTCAACAAAGCATCAACCCCTACCGCTACGTTCAAACTTCCACTCGTATTAGAATTTAAAGTACGATAACCAATAGCAGTATTATTATCGCCAGTTGCCTGAGTTAAAGAGTTCCAGCCTATTGCTGTATTATTACTGCCTATTATATTTCCGTATAAAGCACCAGCACCTAGGGCTATATTTCTTCTGCCTGTTGTGTTCTGACTTAATGTTGCCTCCCCAATTGCTGTATTTGCAGCACCTGTTGTATTTGAGATAAGGGCCTCTGATCCAAAGGCTGTATTAGAATTAAGAGATCCTCCTCCTCTATTATTTACATCGATTGTGGATAATCGTAGTGCTGATTGGGTCTCAGATCCATCTGTTACAACCTGAGCAGTCGAGTACAAGGGCAGAGCAGTTTTGAGCACTCCTAAGGGGAGGGGAGTAGATATTGCATTTAGCTGCAACTTCATCTCCTGACCACTTCTCTGGTGAAACACCGTTACTAGATCCACATTGGGTTCCAATTCCCCTGGAGCCAATTGGGGTAGATTATTCATTGCCATATTTTATATTTTAAAGTGTTATCCAAGATGTACCATTGTAGAAACAAGGTCTATTTAAATCTGTATCATACACCTCAAGACCAGCTGCTGGGGTTACGATGGCATTCTTCTGGGCTGTTGTCATTTTTGGTTTGAGAAATCCTCTTAGATAAGTAGCATCAGACCTAACTTCTAATAAAGCACTTGCATCTGCAATAGCAGATGTGGCTACATTATGACCTACGATTAATGTACTTGCTTGTGATGCACCTGTATCTTTTACGATTATTTTGGGTTGTGCATTAATCATTATCTGATGAGATTGAGCAGAAGAATAATACATATAACCTATACCCATATTTTGTTGAATATATGTATTTGATGGATTACCTAAAAACGAAATTTTATCATATTCAATTTGTATTCTTCCTTGAAAATTAGCGTTTAAATCGTCCTTTACTTGAAACGCAGTTGTACCAGCACTATTCTGTACTAGAAGAGAGGTAGTAGCTGAGGTAGATCCTGATCCCTTGATTCCGACACGGGCTCCTAGTGATGTTAATTGACCAAATGTTGCATTTCCTTCCGTCAACAATCCAACACCTCCATAATACAATTTACCAGAACCTGCGTTATCTAATCTTAAAGTGGAATCGGCTTCAGCTCTACCGTTATAAGCAAATAAACTTGGAACGCCTATTCCAAAGGCTTGGTAAAATCTACCTGCTCCAATAACATCTAGTGCGGTTACTGGCGTAGGGTTATTAATACCCACTCTTCCGTTAACTGAATCAAGATATACACCGCTTAAACTAAGCGCACTATTTGTAAGTGTTAGAAGAGAGACGGCTGCTTCTGAGCCCCCATTCTTATAGACTACTACCTTATCCAAGTTGGCATTAAGTGCGCCTGGACCAATGGTTGGAATATTTTCTAAAGCCATATATCAAAGTTAGTTAAAAAATAACAAAAAAGAAAGGGCTGCCTTATGGCAACCCCTAAACTTCTACTGTGTGCGAACCTTGGTGAGTTTTGCGAAGCAATTACAAACTGATCACTTCAACATTTTCCTCGCCATACACTGCAATAAGAGCAGTTTCTACAGCTTCGATCAAGAGACTTTCAGCCGTCTTAGTCTGGTAGGCATCCACACTTAATTGAAGACCTGCAAAAACAGGATTAAAGTCTGCGATATCTGTGATAGGAGATTTACCCTCTTGGATTGCGGTCTCAGATACAAATAGGAAGGTGGCTACCTGTGCAGGAATAAGCCCCTCTTTTACATCCTTAACAGAGGCATAGCCCTCTCCAATGATAACAATAGAACCAGATGGAATAGAGATCCCACTGTTTAGGTTTACGGGTTGATTGATTTTTATAGCTTTCATGATGTTACAAATATACGAATTTTTACATTGGAGAGTGAGAGAATTTAACCCACGCACCTCCTTGATAACAACAAAGATGCGAAATCGTTGTGTTAAATGCTACAAGACCCTCAGCAGGTGATACAATAGCATTTATTTGCGTTGTTGTCATTCGGGGTGGTAGGAATCCTTGCGTAGTACTTACCATTTCCAATTGAGCCGATGCAACTGCTTTTGTTGCAGAACCTATGGTAATTGGATAGCGTGTTGTATTAGGAAATAATACTCCACTATTGTAAGCAATGTGCATCGCTCGTGTATTGGTATCATCAATCCAAGTTGCCCCATTATTAAAATTTGTATTTATACCACCATTGACACCTCCCCCACCATTATCAGTTCTAATGGAATATCCAACTCCTGACGCACCTAACAACCCAATTTGAAAACCTAAATCATCAGCAATTTTTAATCCTTGACTCCCCGCACTATTCTGCACCAAAAGCGATGTAGTGGCGGATGTTGAGCCACTGCCTTTGATGTGTAGTCGGGCGGTGGGGGTATCACCATATCCGCCACCAATTAAAACTCCCGAACCATCGACAAATCCAAAGTTAGAACCCCTAAACTGTAAAGTTGTTAACGCACTTCCCGTATCAGTAATAGAGGCAATCGTCGAAGCGTTGTTATTTATAAAAACAATAGAACCGTTTGTATTTGCTTGGGTAGTTTTTATTTGTACAATACCCGTTGGAGTATTCGTACCAACCCCCAACCTATTATTGGTATCATCCCAAAATAAGTTTGCGGCATCACTCGCAAATGCACTTCCATTGCTGAACTGAATTGCACCACTTACTCCAGATGGTGGAGTAGATCCTCCAAGCAAGGAAGCATTGATGACACCGGTAGTATCGGTCTTCTTATTATAAATTTGAATCAGATCTTGCTCTGCCGAGAAGAGGGCAGGGGCTATTTTAGGTAAGGATTCTAAGGCCATATAACAAAATTACGCAAAATTTGATAATTTTCCTATTTTGTTACTAGTTCGCTAGGCTCACTAAAAATCGCCATAGGTTTGAAATTAAAAGTTTGGGATTCGGCCTCAGAACAGAATGTCTTATAGCTCCCAATGCTTATTATACCTTTCATAATAGAACTCAGGCATAGAAGAAGAATACTCTCCTACATAGTCACACTCAAAGCTACTTGACACATTCTGTACT